GAAAGAAAACTGTGGGACTTTCTAAAGTCACACTATTACTAGTGTGGCTTTAAGGTTGCCACATAACCTGGATCAATGAATGTCAAACGACTGTAACCAGATCCGTATGAATGTAGATTGAAGGCACATTCATAAAGCCTATGAGATTGAAGTCGGAAGCACCGCATGTATACAGTTTAATTATGTCAAATGTTGCAGTGGCGCCAGATGGAGAGACACCATGTGGTTGATTGTATCGAATGATCATACCATTTTCTTGCTCACGACTTGGAGAATGGGGTGCACGATATTTAGCATCCAAAACATTAGGGTTAGCAGAGTGAGCTCTGAGAGAAAAGTAGTCTGGAAGGACCGCTTCACAAAGTTGTTGATCACTCAGTGATGTCTCCATACCCGAAGTACTCATGCTAGTGACTATATTCATTTTATTTGCCATAGAATTCGCCGTTTCAGTTGAGACTATCTCGGTAGCAATGATTTCAGGGAAACTCACGTCACCTGAATGGCGATTAATGGTGACATCATAATGTTCATTACTTGCTGTATACATATTGCCGCTAGATGACGCACCGTGCATATCCACTTGCACCCGATACATTAAACCACCGCGATACATCGTAAAAGCGGGAGTAAAATAGTTAAGTGCAGTTTGACCACCAAATTCATAAGGAATTGATGGTGAAGTTGAAATCTTATTAATGCTATTGTCAGTACGACCATGAAAGCTCGGAAATCTTTTAAGATACACTTCAGCGCGCGTAAATACATCACTTGTGGAATACGAACCTTTTCTGACTAATATGGAATGGAAATTCCAGCGATGCAATAATTGACGAATACTGAGGCATGTTTCACCATTAACGACCATAGGCATCTTATTCCAAGCTTGATCTGTGACCTCTACTGTGGAAGTGGTTCCTTGCAACTCATCATCACCTGATTGATATGCAACGGTGACCGGCTCGAAATAACTCATAGAGAAAGGAAATGTAGGAGTTGTAGAAACAAAACCCTTATTCTGATTGAAGATATTCCGAGGTTCAAAGAACTGCATATTCTTCCATGAAGCAAAGACCATGATATCCACACCAGCATCCATAGGACCACTCAATCGATTTAATACTGTCAAGCGCACCACACCATTAAATCTATCTCTGTGATTTAAATAAGCTGCAGGAGCACCTCGAAACTCAAAAATTTGATCCAAACCATCAAGAGACAAATCGGAAGGAGGGCCTGAAGGATGAATAGTATGACACGTAGGGTAAACAGATTGAAAAGGAACCTCAAAAACGAAATCATTTTCATGTTGTATATCTATAATCTTAGTTACAATTCGTCCTTCCTCAAAATTGTTAGAAGTGCCCATCGGATCATAGGTCAATCGAAGACGACCACGATGAAATTTTGAAGCCATCACTTTAATATTCAAGACCAAGGTGCCGCGCCATTGAGAGAATGCATTCGCTATCCATGCAGCTGGGGATGGTGTATAAATTGTAGCATCTGAAACTCCAGGTAACATCTCTGCCCTATCGGAGGTAACTTTAGCATAAACATCTTTATGAAAGAAAGCAGGATTGACACCAGTAGTAAATAGAACCTGATTAGGTGCATCAGAAGCTCCCCAATCGGTAGATCCCAACCAAAAAGGTTTAGCCACCAAATCTTCAATGATCAATTCATCTTTCCGATTAAAACCAACAATCGAATTATCTACTGATAATTCATTCTTAGGATCTAATGCTAATTTAGCTATGGGCACATGAGCTTCAGTATCCGCCCATCGTATAGCTTTACACGTCTTAACTGGCTCTATTTTATTTATATTAATCGTATTGGTCCAGCCAAACCAGCTAGCTATGGAACCTAAAGTGTTTAAGAAAAAGGATGTAGCTATTGCATAGGGTCCAACCACCGGAATTGAGCTTAATGAACCGGCAGCTGTGGCCATTATCTTAGCGGAACTACTAATGGGTTTTTCGGCGTCATATTCATCCGCTTGCAATTGCATACTTGCCCCACACAATTCCAATTCTTCCATATGCGCATAAATATCAACTGTCATCGGTATAACGCTAGCCTCACTAGAAGTTCGAAGCAGAGTTGGCGTAAAAATGTCAATCTTGCCCATTTCTCTGAGGCGACGATTAGTTCCATTATATGTATTATCCCAAAAAATATCCTGCATCTCAAGATATTCCATATAATGCACAAATGGTAATGTCATTTCGCCTTTAGTATTAAATTGTGGGTATAACATAATATTTGGTCTTTGCAGCAATTGACTTCTAATTGACTCGATCTGTCCAGCATTCTGATGATTCTTATATAGTACTGGATTAAGTCGTCCGCCTGAATAGTCTCTTGTTTCATCCCCTTCCACCCAGATAGGCGTGCCCGTAGAAGTGACATAAGGAGTATCGCTTAAATGCTGAGGGGCATATACTAACGGTTTATAGCATAAGGCCAGACTACCATAGCGAAAAGGACTTGCATTAAGAATGACAGTTAATTTAAGTTTCCCTCTCATCTTGCTAAATCCACTCAGTTTTTCCTGAATTATCGGTGTTTTAACATACTCTAACCATGGATATAAGACAGCACTAAAATTGGTATTTTCTGATATCGAATAACTAGCTATTTTGACGTCTCTTTCAAAAATGCTCCCAATGGAGCCGATTAAATCATCATTATTTCTAAACGTGGCATCATTTTCTCCAAATACTAACCTTTGGATGGTATTATTATCTTCGTATTGTAAAAAATTCGCTGACGGTTGAGACTGGGAGCTCGCCAAGGCATTCCCAGAATTTTCGTCCCCATTTTGATAACTCACTCCTATCAGCTCTTGTTGGACATCAGAGCTTAAGTAACTAGTGGGAAATCCGAATTGCTGTAAGGTAGGCACAGAATTCGAAAATAAACCTTTCTTTTTAAAATAACGTGCAATTCCTTGTTCCCAAGTTAAATTCACGTATGGTAAATCATGCTCCGCGGAGCAACGATCGATCAGAATCTTGAACTGTGAATAAAATTCACGCCCGTGAAGGATCAATTCATCGCATGCACTGCGCAAAGAAGCAGAAGCTGCCGCCTCAGCAGACATACTCTTACTTTTGAGACCAACACAAAGCATCTTATGAATAGACGTAATTTCAAGTGGCGCCAACACAATTAGCTCGCCAGCTAAATTCGACAATTCGGCATTAGGCACGAATTTCCTTTTAAGAAATTCGACTTCATCCATATTAAGATAGGGTCGACTAACCGAGGTCTTATCTGGCATAGTGTATAAAACACCCATCTCACCCAATGCATCTTGAATATGAGTATGATTAAAATCACAATCTCGTATAGTCATCAAATTATCGTCACCATACGTTACTAAAGTAACTTTGCGGGCAAAATCAGTGAGATTGCCATATCTTTTTAGGAATGAGAAACGTATATACAGACTATTCACAATGCAATTAATAACAACAGTAAGAGGATGACCAGATGGATTCGAAATCAACAGATTCATTAAGTCCCCATTAAAATCCACAACAGGATTTACAATGTCCTCGGCTATACTTCGCATTATCACAATATCAATCTCTGAAAACCGTTTTGAATAAACACAGATTTGAATAACAATCCAAAAAGCTAAACGAGTTAAAAATTGATGCATTGCTTTATCGTAAAATTTGTAATCTCCTCCCACTACACCCAAATATGGTTGATCAAACAAATACTTATACAACTCAGTCCAATCTGGACCTTGTGTGACAATGGCTGGTGCTGCTTCAAACAAAAGGCGAAAAGTATGCATCAATCGTACAAAAGATAAAAGATACATTCTCGTTAAAATGGTAAAATCCATAGGAGAACCAACGAAGACTCTGACTTTATTGGCATCTTTTTTAGCCTGTGTTATAGCCATATCCTTAAGATGGGCAGTAAATACAGGATAGTTTCTTTGGTTCATACTAGCTTGTTTTTCCATCTTCCGAATCTTTTCATATAACCATTCTGGAGCGCTTCTCTGATTATCAAATAATGGTATAAATTTGTCCTTCTTCTGATACCAAGGAAAACCAGCACTAGTTGTAAAGTTCAAATGATCTACATATTTCATATCATCTATGCCGTGTACAACTTCGCTAGCATCCAACACCCCCAAATAATTTTGCCATTGCGGAACTTTCTCGTCCAACTTCCTTAACGTGGTCTCAAGATAATCTTGGGCACAAATCAAAAAGGCTTGACAATCGATTTTAGGCATCTTGGAAAACTCTTCCAAAGCCAGCTTCCAAGGCTTTCTATTAAAAGTCGGCGCAACCGCATCCACCACAATACCTTGTCTTGCCCAAAAAGGTCTTGTTATATGGTCAAAAACATGACTATGTAGCGCTGGAGACTTAAAATCTAAAGTGCCTAAAGGCTCTATAACTGCAACATCAGTACCCCGCAATATAGAATGTTTATGTAAAGGTCGAAGAGAATGCTGATTTAATTTGGAACCATAAACTTCTACATCTAATCGCATTTCCCCCGCTTGAACCGAAAACAAAGGTGGGAAACGGGCTTTAAAAATAGCCTTAGCTGCAGTCACATCTCTTTTAAAGATTGGACAAATAAGACAAGTAGAGCGCCACGTGCCACCTGCCATATGAAGGCCTACAATATAACCACCTATGCTAGAGCTACATACATAAGGTGAACCGCAATCTCCAGATTGACTCCGATATCCTGGACGCTCACAAGAATACAACTCACCTTTATGTTGTAAATCAGAACCATTGCCTTCAAATACAAATTCCCTATAATCCCTTCTAAAATGATTATTAAACGTAATATCGTCAAGACCCACTCCTTTATTCATCTGTGCAATAGAATCAACAGCCGTTGGAAAACCCTTATGTTCAATACCAACACTATATTGTGCTTGGACATCTTGATCATCTAACAATGGATATTTAAATTTGGTGACAGGCCCACTCATGTATGCATCAATGAAGTACTCTGATAGATCGGCTGCATTCAAACTATCTGCACAAAACAAAAAGGCTAAATCATTATCGTCTCTTTCGTATATCACCTCACGATTTAAAACATTAATCGAAAAAGGCGTGAAACGCGGCTGAGCACCTTCCACCCATTTAAAAATTTGAAATGTGGAGGCTAAAGCACCATCTTTATATAACGTATGCCTATTAATAGCGATTAAATTACTGCCAAGTATAACACAATGTGTTCTTCTATTTCTTTCTCCAAAAGTCAAAACGACTTTGGCCACATTACGCTTAATCTTCTTTTTAAGAATGTCAGCATTAGCAGTATCAGATGGTGCAGTAGACACTTGTTGTGATAAAGGAATAGAGGGGCCTATAAAACTCGTCCACCAGGTTTCCTTTTTCTCTTCATCTCTCGGCATCTCAGTAGACTGAGTTAACCCCTGACCGTGGACTAAAGTTTTAGTTTCAAACTTATTACAAATCATAGTGATAAAAGCTGTGACCAAAGTGGCAATTGCCAATACTGTTAAAACTTGTTTCAAAAAATTCAATTCTATTACACCATTTAATCTTTTAATATAAGGCGCAAGCCAATGATTACTTAAATTATTACGACACCTAAAAATAAAAAATTTAATAAATTCAGGCTTTATTTTATGATTATAAGTTCGATATAAAGGCCATGCGCAGACGGCCATAATAGGGAAAACTATCTTAATCGGAAAATAATTTATTAAGCAAAGAAAGAACAGTAAGTAAGATATTTCAAAGAACCATTCATAGACAAATGTAATAGAATCTAGCGTCGAATCTACCCAAAATTGTTTATCTTGCATTTTTTCTTTCAAACGTTGATAAAAGGTAGTTTCAACTTCCTTTTCCTCATTTGACTCTTTTTTATCTTCTTCCGATTCAGTTAAAATTTTAGAAGGCATCGAAATCTTGGCACAAGCACT